CCAAATTTTCGCACACTGAAACGATTATTTAAACATACGAGTTTTGCACCAAGGTAATGTGATTTTATGAGTGTAAAACGGATGTTGCGGTATTTTTACATCGAAATGTCATACCCAGCAATAATTAACCAACAATGGCAGCACCAGCAGTAATCAATGTAACCAAGGTTTCAGTAAATGACATTCAATTTTCAGATGTAAAGCGTAATAAGCAAGGTGGAGTAACCGTTGCACTCAAGTACAATAATCAAAGTGTTCAATTTCGGTTTCCGCAGTTTAGTTTTCCAGGAGGATGTATTGTAAAGGAGAACGAAAACAAGGACGGATCAATCACTACATCATATATGATGTCTGCAAGCATGACGGGGTGTGACCCATATGCACAGGAACCGTCTACGACAGTAGATGATATTTCAAAGGCATACAACTTTCTACGAGACTTTCAAGAGAGAATCATTCAGGTTGCTGTAGAAAACAGTGCCAAGTGGTTCGGAAAGAAGCGAAGTGAAGATTCAATTCGAGATTCGTTCAATAAGTTTCTATCTGTCAGCGTAGACAAGACAGATGACGGATGGGTTCCGAATGGAAAGTATCCCCCGAGTTTCCGTTTCAAGTTGCCTGTCTATGATGGAAAGGTTTGTATGGAAGTGATCGACGAGAACAATGATGACGTTGTGATTACAAGTCCCGAGCAACTATCAACTGTCTTTTCGAAGGGATGCTCTGCAAAGATTGTTGCACAAGTTGGAATTTATGTAGTGGGACAGAGTTTTGGAGTAACGTGGAAACCTACATATGTACAGTTGTCTCGTCGAGTAAAGAAGAGTGCTCGCGAGATGTTTGCAGACGACGAAGACGATGTAGAGAAGACAGAGGATGTAGAGAAGACGGAGGATGTAGAGAAGACAGAAGAAACGCATCAAGATGCACCCGTAGAATCCGTTCCCGATACGTCTGCTGTTCTTACTCCTGCCCCAGTCACTCCTGCTCCGGTACGTAGACGCAAGGTTGCATAAACAGATGTATCGCTAGGAGGAGCATAGATAACACCATCTGAATCTACAAAAATACTAGAAAATACGTCATCATTTCTTTCACTTTTTTCACCTTGTACACATCCACTATACAATGCAATGGAACCGCATCGTATGCATGATTTTTTTGTCTGGTTGTATTTTAGAATATCCGATGGAAGAATGATTTCAACAGATGTGTGTGGTTTTAATTTTTCAGGAGTGTCTAGACCTTTTCGCATGCAATCTTCGTATGCTTCTTCACTCATGATATTCCAAACAGTTCGATCCTGTGCGACCCAGTCCTCTTGTAATAAAGATGAAAATACATTGTCTCGAAACCAATAACAAGTGTGTGTATCGCCGATATGTTCTACACAACCCACACGTTTGTTATCGTCGTATAACCAGTGGACACGCATGTCAGATGTTGAGAATTCAGGATCTACATTACCACGAAAAACTTGTTTCCCATCATAATTATATTCATCTACTTCTGTATTCAAGTCAAACTCGGTAACATCGGGGTTGACTGGATACACATTCTTTGAACGTTTCGATAGCATACTTTATTGTTAATTCGTATTTAACATTGATAAAATATCCGCGTCGGGTTCTACATCGCCTGCATACATTCTGAAGTAAAATGTCCATCTTTATGTAAATGACACTAAAATTTTAACGTCGTGTTTCTTCAACGACTTTGTAGCAGAATGAGACAGTTCGTGACGTTTCTTTCGTGTGTGTTCTGTCGATATCTTTTTGTCTCCAGCGGGCATCCTAGTTTCCATGTCTGCATACACGAGATCCCGATGATCCAATAAATATTGAAGAACTTCATCTTCGAGGATCCAAGCAAAAAAGTTCAATTGTCCGACTGTAGTAGAAATTCCATGAAAATCAATTCGATCACATCGACAGAATGGATCAAACATTTTTTTTGAGTATGCTCTCAAGTGAGATTTGTATGCAAGATATACAATTACATGTCTTCCGTCGCCCGTTATGTATGAAATGTTATTGCTCTTTGCATAATTTGTAACAAACCAATCTAAAATCCGCAAAGATATGTTTAATTTTCCAGAAAGAATGTCTTGAACATTTTGAATTCTTTCTGGAGTATAGAATCTTTCTAATCTATGAAGAACCCATTGTTCTTGTGTTGAAATTTCAGTTGTCTGCATATTATTTACACTGGTTTAAATCCTCGTAATATCCTTTGTATCATACAGATAACTTTTATAATTTCCAAGTCCAGAGACATTCAATTGATCTTTTGAATTTATTTCGTCACATCCGTTCTCTTGACATTTTTTTCCACGATAATCGACGGGCAATTTTATACCGTCAGTCATTGTATAGTATTCCCATTTTCCACGATTGTATGGATTGGGTCTTCCAAAGAGAGGCAGCATTCCTGCTCTGTCCTGCCCCTGCAAATAACCTACCTGCTGATAATTTCGATTTATTACGTACGGATTGTCCATCTCGGGCGGGTGATACGGGTCTGCAAACACATCAAATGGGTGTTTACGAACAGAAGAGAATTTTATAGGAGAGTCTTCTACAACGACGGAGGTTGGACGATTGAATAATAACACCATTATTCCTCCAAGAAGAACGGCAATTATTAAAAAATAAACTTGATTGTTTCTCATTGTATTTAAAACGGAAATCAAATTTTTATATTAAAAGACCGTCTTATACAATGGAATTATTTGACCTACCGCTCGAATACTGCACGCATTTATCCAGTATAATTAAATTTATTGCAAAAGAGCACGGGTATTCATACACAAAATACAAACGTCATGTACATGCTCTACTTTCAACAACAGATTTAGGAAAAGTTTGGACGCGTAAACGTCGTGTATTTCGTGTGCTGCGCGATTACGGAAAGGCAGATCAGCGTAGTTCGGCATGGTTGCAAAAAAGATCAGAGATGATTACTGCATCAGAAATCACAAAAGCGTTTAAAACTGCATCGCCGTCTGCACGATATGAATTGTTGACTTCAAAAATAAATCCAAAAGATCAGAGTACGGGAATGGGCATCACAGCATGCACTTGGGGAACACAATTTGAACCATTAATTAAAGACATATATGGAAACATTCGAAATGCAGATGTCATAGATACTACGTGCGTTCGACATCCAAAGTATTCATTTCTTGGTGCATCTCCGGATGGAATTGTACTTACAAAAGATGTTCTAGATGGACAATGGGGAAAACTTGTCGAGTTTAAGTGTCCAATCAGTCGTCAATTTTCTCAAGAAACGCCAATTCCAGAATATTATTATCATCAAATGCAGATGCAGATGGAATGCACCGGAATAGACGAGTGTGATTACGTCGAAGCACAATTCAAGACGTGTACAAAAACTCAATACAACAAATCAGCAACAGAGTACAAGGGTATGTTTGCTGTGTATGACGACGGGACGCTGGATTATAAACCTACACACGTAGAATTCCGGGAATGGAAAAATACATTACACGGAGACGAATATCGTATCATATACTGGACGCTTGAAAAACTGTCTGTAAAAGTTGTAAAACGAGATTTCAATTGGATGAATGATCACTTGGAAGAATTACAAGAATGTTGGAATATCATTCAAGAATGTCGAAAAGACCCGTCTAAAATGGAGCAGTATGCGCCTCAAACTGCCCGACGCGATGTCCCGTCGGAGTCCCTTTTGGTGGACGTCCAGAGTCTGGAGCCCGAAGTTGATTCGTCTTCTGGGCGTACGATGAAACTTCGCCTGACCGAGTAACCATTTCCGATGTATGATCAATGAACTCGGGAGTGTATCCAAATTTTTCACGCATGCCAGACATGAGCACCCCCATTAATACTAGAAACCCGAGAACAGTCCAAAGTATTCCCGTGTTCATTATTTATAAAACGGATTAAAAGAAATAAAGTATTATATTCAACAATGGACAATAGTGTTTTATTGCAGATGCTTTCGGCGCGAGGAGTCAATATAAGCAATCCAGAAGTGATTGAACAAGGCGTTACAAAGTATGAAAATGTAGTTGTGTATACAAAAGATCCGCGAACGTCTGAAAAGAATATACGAGAATTTTCAAAAAAAGTTCGTGAATATGGAGCAACAACGGGCATTCTTGTTGTTCAAAATCCTCCATCTGAAACAATTCTGAATATTGTTGCATCGTTGAGCAATGTCATTCAACTGTTTCATGAAGCACAATTGTCGTTTGATATCATGCAACACCGCAAAGTTCCTCATCATCGAATTTTAAACAAGGAAGAAATTGACAAAATGTTTGAAAAGTTTCATATTTCAGTTTCTGAAATTACAAAAAAGGTCCAGGAAGACAAAGTATCCCTTGATCCAGAACTGTCATTTCTTCAACAACTTGGCATGAAACACAAAGAATACATGCCACTTCCGTACATCTGGTCTCAGGATCCAGTTGCCAAGTGGATTGGAGCAAAACCCGGAGATATTGTTGAAATAATGCGAAAAAGTAGGACTGCTGGTTCGACACCATATTATAGATTTTGTGTCGCAAATGTAATATAATGGAGGAATTCAATAAATTACTTGAAGAGTATCGCGGAAATTACGTTCAATTTTTAACTACGGGAATATCTGACTATGAACGTGCATATAAAAATGCACAGAATGCAATAGAGGGCGTGCTCGTAAATATGGGCAAACGTGTAGAA